CCTATGCTTTCGATCGTTGCAACCCGGCGCAGCGCGGAAAGCCGCTCCGGTGCAAGGGTTCCAAGGGCACGCCATGCCCCTTTGAATTCGTCAATCTCGGACACAAGCACGAGCATTTTTGGGGTGATGTAAATTGTTGAGGTGTTGAGCATATCCATTACCATACCCATTTACACCCAATATGCAACCCATAGCCACACCCATTTAAACCCACAACGTGTCGTTCACACACCTGTCGCCTCACGGGCCACCCTGCAAGGGAGGTGTCGTAAGCAAGCAGGTCCGCGATTCTGGCAAATTTGCTGCAAATGAAGCTGTTCGACCGTGCAAGGCAAAGTGTCCGGTTGACTGATACCGCGCGGCACTATTTGACCGAAGTCCGTGCCATATTGGACCGGTTGGAAAATGCGACCGCAGACCTTATGTCGCTGCGCGGCCAGTCAAAAGTTTTGGGCATCGCTTCTTTGCCCAACTTTGGCGCGCGCTGACTTATGCCGCGGATTGGTGATTTCATGGCGCAATGTCCAAGTGTGTTGATTTCTGCGAGCCTTTGCCACAGTTCTCCGTGACACCGTGGCCCACTGGTTTCAATATTTCCGCTGACTTTTCATGAGATATAAAAATTTCAGACAGGTCAGCGCCAAATGGAAAAGTGGGTCAATCTAAGACGAAAATCAACAGACCTTAAGGCACATCACAGCGAAAGTTAGCAATCCGCCCTCTGCGACGGTCGGCCCCCCTTCCGGCGCCATCACCCGTCTGTGGCCAAGGACCGGAACAATTCCCCGATGATATCCATATCCAAGCCGATTGGGTCGGCTGATCCGCCATCGAAAAGGGCATCAGCGAGGGCTTGTTTGCGGGCCTGAAGGCTAAGGATGGCTTCTTCGACGGTACCTTCTGCCACCAGACGGTAGACGAAGACGGCTTTGGTCTGGCCAATACGGTGGGCGCGGTCCATGGCTTGGCGCTCGACGGCGGGGTTCCACCACGGGTCGTAAAGGATGACAGTGTCGGCTTCGGTCAGGGTCAGCCCTACGCCGCCCGCTTTCAGGCTAATCAGGAAGATCGGCGCCGATCCGGCTTGAAACCGTGTTACCGCGCCATCGCGGTCCACGGTGTCGCCAGTCAGCCATTCATAGGACCAGCCATGCGAGGCTATGTCAGTCTCGATCAGGCGCAACATTTGCACAAATTGCGAGAAGATGAGGACCTTGCGGCCTTCTTGAACCAGTGCCTCCAGCATCTCCATCAGGCGGCCCCGCTTGGCGCTTTCCCCAAGTCGGGCCCCATCTTTCAGAAGCAATGGATCGCAACAGGCCTGCCGCATTTTCAACAGGGCATCCAGAATGGTGATTTGTGAGCCTTGCAGCCCACGCGCCGCGATGGCCTCACGGACGCGGGCGTCCATCGCCATGCGGACGGTCTCATATAGCGCCTGCTGCTTGGCGCCCAACGGGATCAGTTCGGTAATCTCGGTCTTTTCGGGCAGATCAAGTGCCACCTGATCCTTGGTGCGCCGCAGAATGAAGGGCTGGATGCGGCGGTTGAGCCGGGCTTGTGCTTGGGTGTCGCCCTCTTTCTCGATAGGCAGCAGCACCTGCGTTCGAAAACTTTTGCGGTCGCCCAGCAGGCCCGGCACCAGCCAGTCAAACAGCGCCCACAGGTCGGTCAGGGTGTTTTCCATCGGCGTGCCGGTCAGGGCCAGTCTCATCCGGGCGCGCATATCGCGGATGCGCTTGGCGGCGGTCGAGGCGGGGTTTTTGACGGCTTGCGCTTCGTCCAGGATGGCAAGCTCCCAGTCGCGTGTCAGCAAGATGTCATGATCGCGGTGCAACAGCGGATAGGTGGAGATCACCAGATGGGCGGCGTCGATCTGATCGAACAGGGCTTTTCGATCATTACCCTGCAGGACCAGCACCTTGAGGTCGGGCACAAATTGCGCGGCTTGGCGCGCCCAGGCCCGGGCCAGACTGGTGGGCACGATCAGAAGGCTTGGATGGGTGGCACCGTCCTGCAGGTGGCATTTCGCGAGCAGGGCCAGAGTCTGCAAGGTTTTGCCCAGACCCATATCATCAGCCAGAAGACCACCAAAGCCGGTGTCAGACAAGGCGGCAAGCCAACCATAGCCCAAGCTTTGATAGGGTCGCAGCACGGCATCCACGGCAAGCGGTACAGGGATGGCATCGGGCGATTTCAGGGCATTGAGGCGGCGGCCAAGATCGAGCAGCTCTGCACCGCCTTCAAACGCAATGCCGCAGTCGGCCAGAGCCTCGGCCAGATCCGACACTTGGCCAGCCTCGCCCGGATGGACCTTAGTCATCAAACCAAGGCTGCGCAGCAAGACCCTGAGGAGATCGGTCATTTGCCGCAGGTCGACCTGTGCATGGCGCCCGTCGGGTAAGGGCAAGTAACATGGCGTTTGGGCCACCAAGTCTTCGAATTCGGGTGCAGCGATGTCATCATCACTCAGGTCCGGCGGCAAAGCGGCAAGGATTTCGGCAATCAGCGGAGCCAGATCGGCCTCTTGATCGCCGGCTTGAAGGTTAAGCCCGAAATCGAACAACCCGCCCGCTCCGCCAGAGCGAATGCGGGCCTGCACCTGAACGGGCGCATCGGTCAGCTGGCAAGGCCAGCTCTCATCAACCTCGATCCGCCAACCGGCCTTGCGCAGCTGCGGGACACGCTGGCCAAGAAACTGGAGGGCCGGGGTAAGGGTCGTGGAAAATGCCAGCAGCTCGCCATCCCATTCATCTTCGACATAGACGCGGTCCCCCGCTGCGGCTTGTTTGCCAAAACTGTACCGCTCCAGCGCTTTCGCCTGCAGCGCGCCACAGCCTTGCAAGGCCAGACGGGCTGCAGCCTCGGCCGCCGCATCGCGGTGCAGCGTGACAATGGTTTCACCGTCTTTGTAAAGGAGCGCTTGCTCAGAACCCGCCTTTGCGATCTGGCCCTCATAGTCAAACTGCAAGCGCAGGGCGGGCTGGACGACTGATTTCTTCTCGTGGCGCCAGGCTTCGCCAATCTGCCAGTGCCCGCGCATCCCGAAGAGCCGCAGGATCGGAACCGGGTCGCGGCCTTGCCGCATCTCAACACCTATGGCCTTGGGCGCGGGGATTGTGCGGGTTTGCAGTCCCATCAGCCGGGCGGAAACTTCGGCCGCGATCTCGACCGGAATCTTGGGGGCGCGCAGCAGAACCTGAAGCTGTGCCGGATCTAGAGTTGTCTGCAATACGCCAAAAGCGCCGTTGGCCGGATCAACCCAAATGGGGCTGGCCGCAGGCAGGGCTATCAGCGGTTTCGAGGTTTCAGAGTCCAGAAGGCGTAATTCTTGCGTGCCCCCCTCCTGCCCCAGCCATTGAAACTCCGCCGCCCGAGAGGCTTCTTCACGCAGGAATGGGCCGTCGCGTTCTTCCCACCGACCGCGCCCGGTGGCCGCGATCGCGCGCAAGATCGGCAGCAGATCGGGCGGGCCATCGGGCAAAAACCTAGGCCGGTAGGCGTGGTCATAAGATCCGCTGCCATTGGGGGCCAACCCCGCTGCCTCAAGATCGCGCAAGATCTCCAGATCCTTGCGCAACACGAACTGGGGTCGGTTGTCATTATTCTTCAGGCGCTTGACGTCATAGCGGCTCGTGCGCTCCGAAGGGCGGCCATCCGCCAGAACCCCGGCTTTCATCACCGTAACCGAGACCTTAGCGCCGCTGAGACCCAGAACATAGACCAGTCGGTCGCGCACGGCAGGCGGATAATCGGGTGCCGCTTGGTCAGGTTGCACCGTCCGCGTCACCGCCTCCAGCCATTGCTGAATAGCCCAAGGCAGAGTCCGGACTGGTGCAGCAGGTTCTTCGTCCATCGCCATTGGCAGCGGCGCTTCCGTCATGGCGAGCCGCATTTGAAAGACAACCAGCACCGCCACCATGTGCTTACAGAAAGAACCAACCGGGCAAGAGCACGTCCCTTCAAGCCGCTTGAGCCTGAGGGTGCCATCAAAGCCAAGCGAGATCTGAACATCATAGACATCGCGATGCGACCCGGAAACGCGCGCGGTCAGGTGGCCCCCGGACCCTGTGTCAGACAGGCCGACAACGCGCCCTTCACGTGCATAGACCATGCCCCGAGCGATGCTCGCCGCATCAAACCATCGATCCAAAGACAGCTGCAATTCAGACTCCTTGCTGGGTAGCAACTTAATGGGATGCGCCCGCGAAATGCAACATCGGAACCGATAGCCGGAACGGATCATGTGGCCGGTTGCGAGGGTTGCAAGATTCATGTTTCCGAGACAACCACACCAAGTGGTTGCGTCGAAACGTGCAGTGCCAGACCGTTTGCAGGCTGAATTTGAGGTTACCCCGTTGGCCGGCATGTCAGAGATTCGATCGGGCATGAACTTTGCTGCGAGTCTTTTCTTAGTGGTTTTGGACGCCACTGTAAGATTCCCATTTTGCATGCCACTCAAAAGCCATTCGCCGACTCTTCTGCCCAATTGCCACCGCTTTCAGATCGCATTGTCAGTGCAAGAGTGCACCAGTCGAAGCGGACACTCAAGCATCCCCGCCTGAATGCAGGATCATGCGGGTTATCACCTTGAAATCTCCCCTGCCAGCACCGCTTGGCCGTGCACGGCGAGGGTCGCGGTGAATTTTGGACAGGCGAACCGCTTGATGACGTCAAAAACTCGAGCGTCATAGGCTGCTTGCCCGATCGCACGACACAGATCTGACGCGTGAAACTGTCGATTGATGCTTGGGGCGGCTGCAATCTGTGCCAGCAGTTCTCGCTCTCGAGGATCGCATCGCGGCCAGTGTCGGCCTGCCAGCGTTCGACCGCGACGTCGATGTAGGCCGGGCTGATCTCCATCGCAAAAACGCGTCGCCCGTTGGCTTCGCCCGCCATGATCTGCGAACCCGAACCACAGAACGGCTCGTAGCAAAGTCCACCCCGCGCCACATGCTGGCGCATCGGGATGCCAAACGCGTCCAGCGGCTTCGGCGTCGGGTGATCGGGCCGATCAACCTTGGCAAAGCTGGGCAGCGCCCAAGTGGATGCGAGGGTTTCCTCGGCCACCTTCGGCGGGCGATTGCCCCTGATCCAGCCCATGAAGCAGGGTTCGTGCTTCCAGAGGTAGTGCGAGCGGGTCAGAACCCCGCGGTCCTTCACCCAGATGATCTGCTGGTGGACGAAGGCCCCGGCTTTTTCCCAGCAGGCCTCCAGCATCGCCTGGCGGCGCGAGGCGTGCCAGCAATACCAGGCCGCATCTTCGGTGATCGCCTCGGCGACAGCGGCGGCGATGAAGCCGTCATACAGTTCCGCGCCCTGCGATGAGTCGTCCCAGGTGACGCCGTAGCTTTGCGACCAGTCCTTGTTCCGTGTCGGATGGTTCGAGCCGTCGTAATCCACCAGATACGGCGGGTCGGTTGCGAACAGGATCGCGCGCTCGCCGTTCATCAACCGGCGCACATCGGGGACGCTGGTGCTGTCGCCGCAGAGCAGCCGGTGCTCGCCGAGGATCCACAGATCGCCGGTGCGCGACGCCGGATTACGCGGCGGTTCCGGGATCACGACCGGTGGCACATTAGCACCGCCGCCTTCTGCGCCTTCGCCCTCAGGGACGTAGGCCAGCAGCTTGTCCAACTCGCCATCGGAAAACCCGACCAGCGACAGGTCGAAATCCTCGGCCAGCAGGTCGTTCAATTCGGCCGACAGCAGCGCCTCGTCCCATGGCGACTCTGTCAGCCGGTTATCCGCAATGCGGTAAGCCCGGCGCTGCGCCTCGGTCAGATGCCCGAGAACGATCACCGGCGCTTCGGTCAGGCCCAACTGCGTGGCCGCAAGCACGCGGCCATGCCCGGCGATCAACTCTCCGTCTTCAGCCACAAGGCACGGCACGGTCCAGCCGAACTCCGCCATGCTGGCGGCGATCTTGGCGACCTGATCCGCACCGTGGGTTTTGGCATTGCGGGCATAGGGCTGCAAGCGCGCGATCGGCCATTGCTCAATGCGCTCCGGGGCGAAGCTGAGGGTCATGGAAAAATCCTATTTTTTATTCGCTTGCACAGAATCACAAAACCGTGATGTCTTTGCGCACCGTTCTGAAAGCCCAAGGTCAGAGCGGTAAGAAAGATCCAGCTTCGCCTGTGAGCAGGCAAAGCTTGGATCGGTTTGCTCTTCGCAGAGCGGGTTTGGCGGCGTGTTTCAGAGGAGACGCCGCCGAACTGAGCCCTGCTGGCTTGACTCCTCCACGCCGGAGTCCATTGGATTTTCATCTGGATTCCGGAGTCCAGGGTATCCACCCCGGAATCCACCAGACAAGTGACTGTTTTATTGCGCTATTTCAGGATTTCAGGGTGGATTCCACGAGGGGTGGACTCCCAAAAAAATCGCTCTGACGCTAGCGATATGCCGCGCTGCGCCCCCCCGTATACGTTTTCGGCCGGAAAGGAACCG